TTTCGCCTGTATTTTTCATAACTAAATTGTACTCTAAAGATACAAATATGCAAATAAAATAAAAAATGTTTCTTAAAATTCATATTTATTATTGCAAAAGTGTCGTGTTGGGTATATATTAAGAGTGTCCAGAAAAGACACGAAAGGAGGAAGCATGGATAAGAATAGATTAAGAAGCGTTATGGTTTTATTTGGTGACACGTCCGAAACATTAGCAAACTATCTAGGAATTTCACAAAGCGCCTTTTCAAAGAAACTCAACGAAAAAAGCACAGCCGGATTCACTCAACCTGAAATCATGCGCATTAAAGAGAAGTATAGTCTATCGGGTGAAGATATAGACCATATTTTTTTTGGAAGTACAGTGTCTTAAAAAGACATTTTAGAAAGGAGGAACGTATGGACAAAGCAGCAGAAACAAAAACGCAAAAAATAGTTATGAAAAGCGATGGTTTACACATTATTGGTCAATCTCTAGCGAAACCTATCACAGTACAAGTAACAAATATGGATGATGAATTGATTACAAGTATAGATACAGATGGAAATGATTCTATTGGTATCACACAAGATGGTTACAAAGTATTTGTGAATGGAAAATTACTTGGAATAGAAAACTCATCCACTAATGAATGAGTTCCCATAGAAAATTACTTTTCCAAATTGTTATTAGTTGACTTATCAGGATTTGAACGGATGTACTTGTTCCCGTTTGAAGAAATAGATCCGTTGTATCCGTTAATCTTGCCTTGTTTTGCTTGGTTATAGGCTTGATTGTTGGTCATTATATGACCATTTACAGATACTTTTGTATTCAATCCAGTTGAAGATTGACTAATAACTTTCACATTAGCTCTAGCGATATTATTCACCTCCTTTCATTTCAATTATAGGAGGTTAGAAAGGAAAGTATGAACGAATTATTAAAGATTGATACTTCAAATGCAGAACGCATCACAGTATCAGCAAGAGATTTATATGAATTCTTAGAAGCAACAGAAAGATTTAACAGTTGGTTCGACAGAATGACACAGTATGGGCTGGTTGAAAACACAGATTATACCACCGTAAAAAAGTTAACGGAGGTTCCAAACAATGGCGGGGTACAAATTAGAGAACTTGACGACTACCAGCTAACCATTGACACAGCAAAACAAATAGCGATGCTTCAGCGTAACGAAAAAGGCACTCAGGCTAGAAAGTACTTCATTCAAATTGAGAACGCATGGAATAGCCCTGAAAGAGTAATGGCAAGGGCGTTAGAGATTGCACATAAGACAATCGCTACACTGGAAGTCGAAAACAAGGAAATGAAGCCTAAAGCCTTATTTGCTGATGCCGTTGCACAATCGGATACCAGCATTCTTGTATACGACCTTGCGAAGTTGATTTGCCAAAACGGCGTAAAGATTGGTGGAAATCGCTTATGGACATGGTTAAGAGATAACGGTTATATCTTCAAACACTCATGCGAGCCTACACAGAAGAGCATGGAAATGAAGTTGTTTGAAGTTATCGAAAGAACCGTGCAGAGAAGCGGACATGATCCAAAAGTAACACGCACAACGAGAGTTACTGGAAAAGGGCAAGTATACTTCATCAATAAGGTTTTACAAGATTATGGCAATCAAAAAAACTGATATTCAATCGCTCAACTATCTTGCATTACAGGCACTCAACGATATACAGAACGAGCCTAAATTCAAAGCAAGATATGAAGAGTGGAAAACAAAAAATGGCGCACCCACAGCAAAGGACAGCGCCAAGTGATAGACCAAAACTATCACTCAAATTCTAACACAGAAAGAGAGATAAAGAAAAATGATTAAAGCAGAAAATCGCGGTGGTGAAGTTGCATTTCAAGCAGAGGGAAGAGCGCTTGATTTAGCACAAGAACTTTTGGCAATTAGAGAGTTTATTAAGAAAAATCCTGAAGTTGAACAAATGGCGGATTTAATAGAAATGATGTCAAACATAAAATGCAAAGATTTTGAAAGTGCTGAACAACTTGAAAAAGAGTGTGGAATGTTGAAAGAAGACGGCATGACACTAACGAAAGACGTACTAAAAAAGGCGTTTGGAAAGAAGATGAACTAACCATGAAGACATTACAAAACACAATTAAAGCAGCATTAGCCGTTGTTCTAGGGTTTGCATTCATCGCATACATGCTAGGAAACGCCGTTCTTCAATACTCTTATTCCCAACGCCCTTTGACGGCTGAAGAAATGGCAGAGTAGGGATATGAAGATGATATGCACGCATTGTCAAAGAATATTCAATGACGATGACATGAAAAGCCACTATGGCTATATAGACTACTCATACAGAGAGTATAGAACATGTCCCTATTGCGATAGCGAAGACGTTGAAGAAGTCGAGGAAATAGATCATGAAGAAGATTGAAATAGTTAAACTTGGCAATCCTGAATTCAACAACAAATACGAAAAGCCACAGAAGAAGCCAAAACACATAAGAAAAGTGGATTGGGAGAGTAAAAGAAATGGATTTACAGCAAAGATATAACCGATTAAAAGAACAAAACCGCATGCTGATTGAAGAAGCAAAGCGGTATGAAAAGCAAATTGAAGACTTACAAAGCAAAATCAGCAAGTTAGCAGAATTAAACCAAAAGGCATTTGAAGTAAACATCGAACTAAGCCATAAGTTATTGACCTATGACAAGTTAGATCGAGTCAAACGCTTACCAGTGCAGGAGGGAAAGCATGAAAACAGATAATCAAAGAAGAGAGTTCGAGTTCGCACTCGAAATAGTGCTAAAGGCGGCAGATAGCAAAATCAAAACAGTAAAAATCAACTGGGACGAAAAGGACACAGAATTCAGAGAAGCCGCAAAAACAGTAACAGTCACATACAAAGGTGATTATGAAATCAACGTAAACGTTGAAATGGACTCATGGACAGCAATTATCCGTGATGTTCTTAAACGAATTTAGGAGGAAAACATGGAAGACACAATTTTCTTGCAATCAGAAAGCAAGCCTACAACAAAAGCAGAACCAAAGAAAGAAGTAAAAGCAGAAAAGAAAGACTATACAAAAATGAACGTTTATCAAAAATTAGCGATTGCACGTGCTGAGTTAGGCAATCGACCACTTAAGAAATCAGGCGTAAATAAGTACGCTGGATATTCATACTTTGAATTGAACGATTTTATCGGTGAAATAAACAAGATTTTTAAGGAATTAAACCTAATTTCAGTATTCAATATCAAGGTAAATGATTTAGGCGTTGAAACAGCATTCTTAGACATTGTGAATGCTGATAATCCAACAGAAACAATCACATTTGAAGCTGGTACAGCAGAAGCTGGAATGAAAGGCGCTACACCTATTCAGATGCTAGGCGCAAAACATACATACATGCGCCGTTACTTATGGCTAGAAGCAATGGAAATCGCCGAAAACGATGCACAAGATGCTATTCCAGCTAATGAAAGAGAAACAACAGCGAAAGCACAAATGGCATCACAAGGACAATTGAAGATTATTGCACAGCAAGATCCTGAGCGTGTTAAGAAGATGCTTGACTATTACCACGTTAAAGAAATCAAAGACCTAACAATGCAACAAGCAAGCGATGCAATCAAGACATTCAGTAAAGAAAAGAAAGCAGAGGAAACACCTAATGAATAATGAAATCAAAATCGTTGAAAACCAAATCGAACTACCTGAAGCCGTAAGATTTGCATTACAGAAATTAAAAGAATTCCAAATCACCAAGCAAGAAATGGACAATCAGGAAAAGGAAATCAAACAAGCAATTCAAAAGGCGATGGAAGAAAACGGCATCAAGTCATTTGAAAATGACGATGTCAAAATCTCTTATGTTGCACCTACACAGCGTGTTTCCGTTGATACAGCCAAGATGAAAGAAGAGGGCATCTATGACCTTTACACAAAGACAAGTGAAGTAAAGGCAAGTGTCCGACTCACTTATAAATGATTGAGTTTATACCTGATTATCACGTGTACTTAGTGGACGGCGTTATTACACCGTCTGTTACACAGATAATTAGAGGACTTATGGGGGATATGTACTCAAATATCCCTCAATATATCCTCAATGCTAAAGCAGATTATGGAAACACAGTCCATGACTTGATAGAGCGTTATTCCTTGGGGGAAAACGTGTACGGACGATACAATACTCATTCTTATGAAAGCATAGCCTTAAAACGCTTTAAAACGCTTCAGGAAGAAAACAGTATCAACATACACGCATGCGAACAGCCTATGGTTTACTACCACGAGGGAAACCCGTTGTATTGTGGCACTTATGACATGATTGGAACGGTGAACGGCAAACATGCAATCATAGATATAAAAACGACATATCAGTATCACCCGTTATATCTAAGTTACCAGCTAACGCTATACAAAATGGCGTATGAACAGATGACAGGTGAAAAGATAGAAAAAGCCTATTGCGTGTGGCTTCCTAAAAAAGACTTAGGGCAACTGTACGAGGTTGAATTGCTGGACGAAAAGGAACTTTTAAAGGTAGTGACTGATAGTGAAACAACGTACTGATAGCATTCTTCAAACTGAGAAAAAATGCTTTATCACAGGATCATATGACGTATGTCTTCATCATTGCATTTGTGGAACAGCAAATCGCAAGAAGTGCGATGAATGGGGGCTTTGGGTATGGCTCAATCCTAAATTACACAATGCATTACATACGACAAATCCGTCATTGCGTTATGAATTACAGCACAAGGCACAAGAAGCCTTTGAAAAGTTATATGGACACGAAAAATTTATGGAGGTATTTCACAAAAATTACCTATGAATAAAGACTATGATATGTGGTTAGAAATAGAGAAACTAGCCAACACATTAAACGCTACAATCGAGGATTTTTATAAAGCTGGAATTGAGTTAGCAAATAGTGAAGCCAACTATCAAATCAAATTACGTTCTCAGGCACTCATAGAACGCGCACAGGGCGTGCCTGTAACTATGATAAGTACTTTTATCAAGGGACATTCTGAAGTTGCTGAATTGCGCCAAAAACGCGATATATGCGAAAGCCGGTATAAGATGCTGGAAAACAAAATCAATTCAATCAAGTTACAAATGCGAGTGCTAGATGCGCAAGCGAGCAGAGAGTGGACGAAAAATGACTGAATACGTTAAGAAATTTGAAGTCCTGAAGATTATCCAAGACACAATGAAAAAGCGTTCACATACACATTTAGCAACGCTACAACTTTTGGAAAAAGAATTGATGAACATGCAACCAGTTAAGCTGGGTGAAGCCGTTACAGCGTTAGAACGTGCTTATTTCGGCACAGTACACACTAACGAAAATTTACAGCGGAAAATGAATTACAAAATGGACGATTACACCGAAGCAAATGTAATCAAAGAAAAGAGGAAATTTAGACATGATAAATAATGTGGTTCTAGTTGGAAGACTAACAAAAGATGTTGAAGTTAAGAAAACACAAAGCGGGCTATCCGTTGCATCATTCACGGTTGCGTGTGATAGACGTTTATCACAGGAACAAAGAAACAATAACGAGCAATCAGCGGACTTCATCAGTTGCGTTGCATGGCGTGGAAGTGCTGACTTTCTAGGGCAATATTCCCACAAGGGCGACACAGTTGGCATTGAGGGAAGAATACAGACACGCAGCTATGATCGTGACGGACAAAGGGTTTATGTTACTGAAATTGTTGCTAATTCTGTATCAATCTTGCATAGCACACAGCCAAGACAAGCACAGGCACAAACTCAGCCACAGCAACAGACACAGAACGCAGCAGCTACACAAGCAAATGATCCAATGGAAGACTACCTTAACGGATATGAAATCAATTCTGACGAGTTGCCATTCTAGGTGACTATATGGCAGAAAGAAGAATGTTTGCGAAAACAATTGTTGATAGTGATGCATTTCTTGATATGCCAATGTCAGCACGGCTCTTATATTACGATTTGGGTATGAGAGCCGATGATGACGGCTTCATAAACTCACCTAAAAAGATAATGCGAATGATCGGCGCAAGCAATGACGATGTGAATATCTTAATTGCAAGAAAATTTGTCATTCCGTTTGATAGTGGCGTTGTTGTTATCAAGCATTGGCGTATAAATAACTACTTAAGAAACGACCGCTACACAGAAACAAAATACTTAGAAGAAAAAAGTACATTAGATGTCGATAAAAACGGTTCTTATACAGCAAAAAATAGTACTGGTATACCACATGGTATACCAACGGTATCCACAGGTAAGGTTAGGTTAGGTAAGGATAGTATAGGTAAGTATATAAATACTATATCGTGCAATTATACA